GTGTGTTAATCGGTACATCGACTGAAGGTCACGCAAGTGCCGATGATTTGACTGTTGCAACCAGTGGAAATACAGGAATAACAATCAGAAGCGGAACATCAAGCAGTGGAAATCTTTTCTTCTCTGATGGCACTAGCGGCAATGATGAAATAAGAGGATACGTTCAGTATTTACATTCAAGTAATGCTCTCTTGTTTGCTGCAAACGCATCAGAGGCACTACGTATCGGTTCATCAGGTCAAATCGGTCTCGGTGGTGAAAACTATGGAACCAGTGGTCAAGTATTAACATCAAACGGTTCCAGTAGTGCTCCAACATGGCAGGACACTGGAACACCCACCATTGCTTCTCAAGCAGAAGCAGAAGCAGGCACAAACAACACAAACATGATGACCCCACTGAGGGTTAAACAAGCAATCGACGCATTAGGAGGATCCGTGATTCAAAGCATACAAAGAGGAACTTTTTCCCCATCCAGTGGAACATCTGGCAGTGTATCAATAACTAGTGTTAACACGTCTAAAACAATGGTTAACTATTTGGGAATTACAGCAGCTACTGCCCAATCGCTAGATCAATCAGCACCTCAGTATTATCACCATACCATTCAATTAGCATCTTCAACATCACTGACTTTTACAAGAGTTTCTGGTACGACAGCTGCCTCATATAACAATTCCTCTGTTAGTTACGAAGTGATTGAATTCAAGTAAACCCTTACTAATTAAAAAACTATGTACTACTATTATATCCAAACAGACGAAAACGGTCGTGTTTTTAGTCATTTTGAATCAACTACACAAAAAGCACCTAGTCAAACTGAATTGATTGAAGTCGATACTTATGATCCGACTTATGTCAATCGTTACTACATAGATGGTATAATGGGTGATGCACCCCGTGAAGGTTATTACTGGGAATGGAATACTGAAACAAATCAACCTGTTGAAACTCTTATCCCAACTGAATGATGGAATATTCTCCATTTGCAAGAGCACTTATGCTGGCTGAACAAACCAGAAAAGAACGTGCTAAAAAAATTGCCGACATACTTGCAGAATTACCAGATGATTTTGATTGGGACGAGTTAGAAAGATTATTGAATAAATAGTAAAAACTCCTGTTTGAAATGATTAACGAAGAGGGACTTAGGGATTGGTTTGGTAAGTCCAAATCAAAGGATGGTAAGAAGGGTTGGGTTAATGTTGTAACAGGTGGAACCTGTGCAAGTGACGAACCTGGTGAGGGAACTCCTAAGTGTGTCTCTTCGGCGAAGAGAGCTTCTATGACTAAGGCAGAAAGACTTTCCGCCTCCAGAAGGAAGAAGAAAGCTGACCCTGGACAACAACAGAAGTCTGGTGCAGCCAAACCAACCTACGTCAAAACTGATTCCCCGAAGAAAATGAAGAAAGAAGAAGTAGAAGTAACTGAAGCTAAGGACAAACCTGGTAAGGGTTCAGGTAAGAAAGATGCCTGTTACCACAAGGTCAAGTCCCGTTACTCTGTCTGGCCTTCTGCATATGCATCTGGTGCACTTGTGAAGTGTCGTAAGAAAGGTGCTGCTAACTGGGGTAACTCAACCAAGAAAGAAGAGTACATGGCTCTTCCTGAGATGACTGAAATTCAAATCAATGCCATGAGAAATGCTGGTATTGAAGTTGAAGTTGTCAATGAAGATTGTTGGGATGGTTATGAGAAGAAGGGTATGAAAACCATGTTTGGTAAGAGATATCCAAACTGTGTTAAGAAAAAGAAGACCAAGAAAGAAGAAGTAGAACTGACTGCAGAGGGTAAGGCTGACGGTGACCCATGTTGGGATACCCATAAACAAGTTGGTATGAAGAAGAAAGGTGGGAAGATGGTTCCCAACTGTGTACCCAAAGAAGAAGTTGAAACAGTTGAAGAGGCAGTAAGAATTCCTTCCAAAACTGGAAACATCTACCTGGTTGGGTTCTCATGGAGAGGTAAGTATATGATGATGAAACTCTTCTTCCCTGAAGTTAAGAGACCTACCAGAGATGAAGTTCAATCTGCTTTGGATGGTATCTATCCTGGTTGTAATGTAATGAGATACGATATGACACCATATCAACCTGGTGAACAACTTCTTCATGTTGAAGACATTCAACCTGAAGATAATCCTCTGAATGATGCAAACAAGAATGCTGAGTATCGTCAGAGAAGACAGAAGGTTATTCAATATAAAGCTGCAAGAAAGAAGACCACCACTAACATGGAGGAAACTGAGATTGAAGAGGGTGCAGCCTGGACCAAGAAAGAAGGTAAGAACAAGTCTGGTGGTTTGAATGAAAAAGGACGTAAGTCTTATGAAAGAGAGAACCCTGGTTCCGACCTGAAAGCTCCTTCAAAGAAAGTTGGTAATCCTCGTAGAGCTTCATTCTGTGCTCGTATGAAGGGTATGAAAAAGAAACTAACTAGTAAGAAGACTGCTTCTGATCCTGATTCAAGAATCAATAAGTCCCTTAGAGCTTGGAACTGCTGATGAAAAGTTTTCAAGATTTTTTACAAGAAAGTGTCACTATTCATGGTGACTTCAATGGAACACTGAATGTAGGTGGTGGTTCTCCTGAACAACAGGTTCAAGAGAACTATCAATATCTTGCTGATGTTGTGTGGATGGGTAGTATCTACAGACTTAGACTAGAACAAGGTAATTCAGTAAGACTTCCATCTAATCAAGAGTTAGCAGAACAACTTCAAACTGAATATCCTGGAGCAATTGTTCAAAGGATTTATCCAGTTGAAAAAACTCCAGAAGTAAAAATTTCTGATGTAAAGAGATATCATCCAGCAAAATTAGATTGGGTATAAATTATGGCGATTTGGAATTCGGGAATAGGTACTTATCTTAAACAAGAGACTACCTTATTTGAAGTGATGGGTATCGCATCAAGTGATGGTCAATACATATCAACAGACAATAGGTTTCCAGTAGATGGTATAGTTTCTATTGGTAATACTGTATCTGTTACATATGATGGTGATTTAGCAGCAGATAGTTCTGATATTATCAGTAGGATAAACATTTCAAGAGGTGTTGTTACAGGATATTCTCATATCAATAAGTTTGGTTATAGAGAAATTCCATCATCAGCAACTGCCTTCTACACCTTATATTCTGGGTATGATAAAGATACCACTGATGACTATCTGTTCCCAACTGCTGCATCAACTGCTGCTGTATCCAGTGATAATACTGGAGAGGATAATGGTGGAACAGTAAAAGTTGATGGACTTGATATCAACTATAATGAAGTCACAGAGACTATTACTGTGGGACAGACTGGTTCAGTTTCTTTCTTCAGAGTTCATAGAGCAAAGATGGTTACTGCTGGTACAGGTAATGATGTCAATGAAGGTAATATTACAGTAACAGTTGATGGTAAGTCTGTTGCATATCTTCCTGCTGGATATGGTCAAACTCTTCAGTGTGTATATACTATACCTGCTGGAAAGACAGGATATCTCTTCCAAGTGGATGTGGGTGTAGATGAAAAGGAGAAACCAGTAAAGGCAAGAATAGTTACAAGAGATAATACAGTTACTAATCCATCTTGGCAAACAAAAGCATTTGTAGTTATGGAAAGTAACTTCATTTCATTTGAACCAACAGTTCCTCCAGGATTACCAGAGAAAACTGATATCAAGATGGAAGCAAATGTAGCAACTGGTGATATTGAAGTTAGTGGTGGATTTGACCTTGTACTTAGAGATGATTGATTATGAGTAACGCTGACATTTATCTTGGTAATCCGAATCTCAAGAAGGCTAACACCCAGATTGAGTTTAGTCAGGAGAACATTGAAGAATATATCAAATGTAAAGAAGACCCTGTTTATTTCGCAAAGAACTATGTCCAGATTGTGACTCTGGACCATGGTCTTCAACCTTTTAAGATGTATGACTTCCAGGAAAGACTGGTAAAAAACTTCCACGAAAAAAGATTTAACATCTGTAAGATGCCACGACAGACTGGTAAGTCTACCACCGTGGTATCTTTTCTGTTGCATTATGCTATTTTCAATGATAGTGTCAACATCGGTATCCTAGCAAACAAAGCATCAACTGCAAGAGAACTTCTCGGAAGGTTACAAATTGCCTACGAGAACTTACCAAAGTGGATGCAACAGGGTATTCTAGCTTGGAACAAAGGATCATTGGAGTTAGAAAATGGCAGTAAGATATTGGCTGCTTCTACGTCTGCGTCTGCTGTCCGAGGTATGTCATTTAACATCCTCTTTCTCGACGAATTCGCGTTCGTCCCAAATCACGTTGCTGACTCATTCTTTGCCTCTGTTTATCCTACTATTACGTCTGGTAAATCAACGAAGGTAATTATCGTTTCTACTCCACACGGTATGAACCACTTCTACCGTATGTGGCATGATGCGGAGAGAGGTCAAAACGATTACACACCAACTGATGTTCACTGGTCTCAGGTTCCTGGTAGAGACGAAGTCTGGAAAGAACAGACTATCAAGAACACTTCAGAACAACAGTTCAAGGTTGAGTTTGAATGTGAGTTCCTTGGTTCTGTTGATACACTGATTGCACCATCCAAACTCAAGACGATGGTGTATGAGAATCCTATCCAAAGAAATGCTGGACTGGACTTATATGAACACCCACAGAAAGAACATGACTATGTAATATCAGTTGACGTTGCCAGAGGTGTAGGTAATGACTACTCTGCATTCATGGTGGTTGATATTACAACATTCCCTCACAAGGTAGTTGCAAAGTATAGGGATAATACTATCAAACCGATGTTGTTCCCTAGTGTCATCTATGAGGTGGCAAAGAACTACAACGAAGCCTTTATCTTATGTGAGGTCAATGATGTTGGTGACCAGGTGGCATCTATTCTTCAGTATGACCTTGAGTATCAGAACCTGTTGATGTGTTCAATGAGAGGTCGTGCAGGTCAGATTGTTGGTCAGGGTTTCTCTGGTAATAAGACACAGTTAGGTGTCAAGATGTCCAAGACAGTTAAGAAGGTTGGTTCATTCAACCTGAAGACTTTGATTGAGGAAGACAA